TCTCTTGCTCCTAGTGTTTACCATTTTACCTTGTTTGACCAATAGGCAGGAAATAATCTACCTTTGGCTATGTTCTTAGCATGACGAGCACGAAACGCACGAGCTCTGCTGGTGTTCTTACGATCACCACGAACACCTTTCTGTCCAAAGCGGACTAACTTAACCCGATCACCAACCTTGGCCAAGACTGCGTGACTTTTGGTTGGATTGTTTGGAGTGCGTTTAGGCTTGTTGTAGCCTTGGAAGAGTTCTCCACGATAATCTATCATTTTACTTTTTTCTTACAGATGAAACAAGTTTTTATCTTTAATAATTTTAATAGTTTATGCCACATAACGTTCTCCTTAATCTGTAATAGGACCGCCAACTACCCAAGCATCACAAGTTCTTGAACTTGCACACTTGAAGTCAAAGGCTTCACAATAACCTAATTCACCAGCAGCTATGGTATCATATTCATTACCAGTTGCACCACCAGCACTAAGTCCAGTGTTGATACAATCTTTTATTTTTGCTGTGACATTGAAAGCCGCACAATTACCACAACGGCTAGTTTTAGCTTCTACAGGAGTTACATTCCACATATCAGCTTTGGCTAACCAGAATACCGTATTAGGCAGTGAGGGATTTAAAGGACCATAGTTGGCTGTGTTAATAGCCTTTTGTCTGTTCGCCAAGTTTACTGCGACATCTTGCGTGGCGATTGGGCAAGATGCCTGATTAAAACCCTCTGTGGGCAAATCCAACAATAGTTGTTTAGCTCTAATAATATCTTCTTGTGTTAATTCAGGACGCTGAGCCAGTATCTGTTCATCTGTTAAGCCATCCATGATCATCTGTTGTATCATTCCATCAACACCTGGACTTACTGGACTTGATGGCGGTGCGTTGGTGCTGGCTAGCTGTTGTCCACGAATTTCTGCGGCTATACGGTTTATATCATCGATTTCTTCTTGATATTCTGCCTGTTCATATGATTCTTCGTCACCCATGGTGTATCTTGGATCATCTAATAAATGTCTAAGATTGTATTCAATAACTGCTATAGCATCTGGTGTAGTAGCTGTTTGTTTAGCTGTGTATAAATTCTTATATTCATTAGCTGTGTCACGTATGTTGAATGCACCAGGATATTCTATCTCACCATCCCAAACACCACCTTCATACTGTGCCCAGATACGCCACATCTGTTCTTCTGCCAGTTCAAGAGCATCAGCAAATTCTGCTAACTTTGCTCCTAACAATTGAAATTCAACTTCCATGGCAATGCCACTAAGCACTTGTGTTTCATTAGCACGCACACTGCCAGTGTTGGCCATTTTATCAATAGCTGCCACGCTGGCATTGATTGCTGAATAGATCTGATTGATATCAGTTGACACATTTAGCAAGTATGGTTTTAGATTTGGATCCATATCATCAGGCATGAGTGCAATACTGCCTGCACCAGCACTTGCTTCTACGCCAGGTGTTTTAACCAATGTAGGATGTCCTGATAATCTAATACTTTGTTCAACTTCACTGTTTAAATTATAGATACTTTTTTGGTAATCAGCTATGTCAGTAATTAAACTAGCACCAACACCACGCACTGGACTGCGTGCGGCATAGCAGATAACTGCTGGTATACGACCTAATTGATTAACTTCTACTGTTTGATCAACTATTTCTTGTTTTTGATTGTTTAATTGGCTAGTAGTAATAGTTTCTTTTGTCCATTCTTTAACTGTTGAGAATGTGTCATTGACTTCTTCTAGATATTTGATATAGCTAAGTTCATAAGCACCACTTGGTTGACGTTGCCAGGTCCAATCTGTAACTACTAATGGTGTCAATACATTTACATATGGACGCACACCCTGTTCAAGTTCACCAGCACGTGTTTGAGCATTGGTCTGTGGTTTGGCTACGATAATCCAACAATGACCAAATACTGCACTCCATATGGCCACATCTTTCATGAAAGCATCAAGTGTTCTTCCATCTAGGTCAGCATCTTCAAGAAATGGTAAAAGATTTAGATTATCACTGAGGCTAGCATATTCTCTGTCAGGTTCTTCACGGAATAAAAAACTGGTATAGGTGCTGATAATCGCGCGACAGTGATTGTCTAAAGGTGTTGTGGCTAATCGCTGTGCATATTCTTGTGATGTTTCAGTTTTATATATGGTTAGGTGTTTACCTGTGCGGTATTCTTCACCTCCGAGATAGCTTTCTAGCAAGAACTGCCAGCGGGCTTTGTAATTGTTATATAAGGTATTGGCACTGGCCAATTCATTATAAGCATTCTGTAAGGTGTAATCTGTCATTGCTACGGTTCCTTGTTATTATAGTTTATCCATGACGCCAACTGGTTGGTTGAACCACATGGCCTATATCTTTTCTGATTGGGAATATATATTCTACCATATATCCCAATGCGTCCATCATATGGTTGTAGTCATTGTCCTTGTCAGGCTGACTAGTTCCCTCTTTGTATGTCTGACGCTCTAATCCTTCTATAGTATATCGGCAATTAGCACTAATATACAAATGTCTTCGACCATCTCCACTACATAGTCTGCTATTCACAGCATTAATCCTATCACGCACTGGATTATGGCTGTTCAGGCATTTGACTATGAAGCCTGCGTTTTGCAATTGGATAAGATCCGTGCTACCTCCTGCAGAGGTTTTGCGTTGTCTTGCCGCTGGATCAGGGTAAGCCCAGATCTTGCTTCTTGGATATCTCGCACGAACTTCTTCCACTGCTTCTTGGGTGTTAGAAGAATACATTCTGATTTCGTCAATGACATATAAATCATCTCCTCGTCTAACAGCTATCACTATACTCATTGGTGAAATATTAAAATCCCACCCAGTGTATATAACATCTGTGTTTAAATTTTCAACTTCGCGGACATTGTGTGCCCTGTCAAAGCTATAATATATTCTACCAGCACTATCAACCCAGGTTGCCAAATACTCCTGTTGGAATGTCTTGGCATCTAAATCTTTTTTAGCACTTTCTATTTCTTCTTCGCTGACCCTACCACCATCTAAGGTAGTATAAGTGAAACTTGCCCAATCATCATTTGTCAAGGCATTGTTGTATATGTCATATGCCCAACTGCTACGCCCACCTTTGGGTGTTCCAATAAAGAAAGCGTGTCCTTCTTTATCACTTAGCGTAGGACGCACTGCTGTCCATACATCACCGCTCATATCACCAAACTCATCAAACACAGCGAAATCTACTGAAAATCCACGCATACGTTCGCCTGCGTCTGCGGACTTAATGGTTATCTCACTGCCATTGACCAAGGTGATAGTTAAATCACTTTCATTAGTCTTAGCAATCCAATTTAGACTATCTAACCTGTCTTTTAACTGTTCCCATACTATGCCTTTACCCTGTCCACGGGTTGGTGCAATATACCAACAGCGACTATTTGGGATACGAGCATACTTGGCCAACTCTCTGATTGCCAAATATGTTTTACCAAACCTACGTCCACATATTGCTGTTCTAAATCTTTTTGGACTATTGGCGATGACCTTCTGAGCATTACTCAGCGGCATCTTCACTCCATGGTAAAGGTTCTTTACCGTCACCATTGGTTAATCCGTTGTCACTCATATTCAATAAGTTTTTGGCTAAGAATATCTGAACAGCGGCATTGTTATTATTACAAGCATTCTGTATCATAGCACGGCGAAGTCTTTGGTTAAGCTCACTACGGCCTTTGTTGATATAGTCTTGAAAGTTATATTTGAGTGTTTCACGACTTATCTGAAACCAATCACTGATTTCCTGTAGGTCACAACCAAAGCTGGCTAACTTATAGACTTCATCAGGTGGCACCACTTTCTTATTAGCACCTCTGCCTACTACTAGGCCTTGTCTTTCAACCACACCCCACTTAGGGTTTCTACGTGGTCGGAATTCCCACTTAGGTGCTAGGCCTTCTTGTATAGGTTCAACACAGGGCAAGTCCTGTTCATAGTCCTTGTCCTCTAGATAGTCTATACTGCTTTTAATTTCATCCATTATAGAAATCTTTCCTCAACACGCACTCTAAATCTACGCACATCTGTTGTGCCATCTGTGGTGACCACTGTGTTTTTAATGGTGTAGGTATTGCCAGCAGTGCCTTTCTGCACTTCAATGTAGGTATGTTTATTAGCATTAGTGATACCATCACTTACTTTGCTCATAGCATTAGCACCATCTCCTGTGACTGTGCTGATAGTCCATGTGCTGGTGCTGACATTACTACCTGTGCTGAGCCAATCTTCCCAGTCTATGGTGTAGGTTATGATAGCACCTGGATCTTTGAGTATGTAAGTGCCTACTACATCTTTCTTAAAACCTGATTGTGTTAAAGCCATAAGTCAATTTCCTAAAAAGTTGGTTGGCGATGCTGAGCTAACAGCACACCTGTTTCTTGTTCTGGGTGGATCAAAGTTGTTTCTAACCCATCATTGGTGTATATCTTATTTAACTCTCGATCATCTTGAACCAATAATACATTAGATTCTACATCATCTGCAACATGTAATACTCTTAATTCTTGTGCTACCTGGATGGTATTTTCTAAATAGAATTCAATTAGTTTACCAGCTGTAAGCACTGTGTTAAATGCTGACATCGCAACATTACCACGTCGTAGGGCTCGGCCATCAGCTATAACAACACTGGCTAGGCTATTAAGGCTGCTGACTGCATGTCTAGTAACTCGACCAGTGACACTGGTGGTGAATGAGCTGGCAATTGCAGCGTTGGCACGGATTCTTTCTTCATATCTACCTTCTGCCACGAGTGTAAAATTAGCTGATATCGTGGTCTGTGCTTTGGTAAAGTCATAGGCTAGAGCTGACAAGCTGGTGGTTAATTGTGCAGAGACTATACCTAATACATTGGTAGTTGGATCTGCTGATATGGTAAACGCACTGACTAGAGCGGCTGAGCCCGTGTTCTTATCAACTGCTGTGAGTGTAGCTGATAATGCACTGTTAATATTGACTTCAGCATATTTTATTCTATCTGCTATGGCCGTTAAAGTCACAGCTGATGACAAGGTCACTGTGGCTTTGGTAAAGTCATAACTTGCGGCAGTAAATGCGGAAACCACAGCAAGATTAGCTGATCCTGGTTTATTATAACTGCCTGTGCTGGTTAAACTTGCTAGCGTGTTGGCTGAGAATTCAGCAAATACCGTTCTATCACCAATAAACACAGTGGTAAAACGAGCAAGTATAGGTTGATTACCAGGATCAGGAAGATAATCTAGATCTACAGTTTCTGTAGTAGGTGAATTACCAGACACTAAAGCCTGTCCAGTAACATTTGCTGAGAATGGATAATCAAACTTTTCATACCAAATTGGTGCGGATAGACTATTATCGGACTTTCGACCTGAATTTGAAAAATCTACAAATCCTGTTATAGGACTTGATGAATCATAAAATTCAGCGACTGTGTCATTGACATTATTTGTAATCCATAATTGATTGACCACACCATTGAATCTATTAGTTAATGTAATGTTACCTGAGCTGTAGTTTCTTGTTGAACCAATGGCTATAGGATTCTCAGCAAAGGTAAATTCATCAAACGTGGGATTATATGTGCCAGTGGCGGCTAGTATCTGTTCGCCATCTACAAAAATATTTCCAGTGTAGGTGCCAGGATCACCAGTTGTATGATTGACCTGTATGAAATAATGATGCCATTCCATAGGTAATACACCAGGACTACTTGAGATGCTAAAACTTTCAGCTGTGCCAGCTGTGATATTATATCCTAGGCTAATGCTTGTTGGTGATAATGCTAGGGTAAATGCATTTTCAAAATTAAATGCAGGACCAGGAGTGCTGAATATTGTGCCACCTGTATAGTCATCACATCTTGCCCAGAAACTCACAGTCATATCATCTATAAATTTTTGATTCTGACTACGTGTTTCAATATCATCTAATAGAGCAAAATGATCCGTTCTATCTACATAGACACCAGTGTATGGTGTAGGATTAATTGTTAATAGATTATTATTTGTTGCGGCGTTTCTTATCTTACCTGCACTAGCTGATAAATTAGCCGTGACAGTCATATCACTACCTAGACTGCGTATTCTTGCTCCAGCTGTTAATACTGTGTTAAATGCTGATAGACTAACTGATGCAGGTCTTGTCACAGACATACTGACTGATACTGTAGCTGTTGTGGTTAAACCTACAGTAGGTCCAGCAGTATAATTAGCCAGGGCAGATTGTGTGAATGCTGATGCTAATACAGCCGCCGCAGATCTTGATCGATCTCCTACAGTTAATACTGTATTGAATGCTGACAAACTCACAGCCGCTGATTTGATACGAACTACTGTAGAACTTAAGGTAGCCGCTGTTGATAAATTGCTGTTGGCAAATCTAATCCTATCACCAGCACCAACAAGAGTCACAGTTGAGGTTAACGCTGATTCGGCAGATTCTAGTTCAGTTAACGTGGCCTGAATACTAGCTGACACAGTCATTGCCGCATTGGCATTGATAAATGGTTGACCAAAATAGCCAAATTCTACATAATCAAATTCCACATAGTCAAAGTCACTGAATTCAACAAAGTAATCTTGTTCTACATAATTAACATCTACATATCTACTTGTGCCTGTTAAAGGACTAGCAAGGAATGAACTCGCCAGGTTCAACGCGGCCTGTGCGTTAAATGTGCCAGTTAATGTGCCATTTATACTTGTCTCTGCTGACAATGATGCCTCACCAGACTGTGTTACACCACTACCAAATACACTTACTGTTCGAGGATTACCGGCTCTTAGTCCTGAGATAGTAGTCTGTGCAGTAAATGTATTACCAGATCTTAGATATTCAATGACCTTTTCGTTTGGGGTAGCAAGATATAATCTTTGACTTTTATAATCCCAACTTAGATCTTGAACTACCTCAGTGGGCAATGTTGCTGGATTGCTAAGTTTAGTATAGGTAGTGCCACTGACATGATATAAGGTTATATAAGGCGTGTTTTCATGACCAACAGCTAGAATACCACCGTCAGGACTATATGCCACACATAGACTATTACCTGTGGGCAAGTTAGCTGGATTGGCAATTTTGGTTAAGGTGTCACCAGATCTTGAATATATGGTAACATAAGGCGTGAAATCATGTGCAACAGCTATGTTGCCAGTAGAGCTTATACTAACTCCATAACCAGGACCTGTGGGTAACGCGGCTGGATCCGTTAATTTTGTGTAGACATTACCTGATCTATTATACGCATGCAGGTATGGTGAGACCTCAAACGCTGCGGCTAGACTTGAATTATCCGCGTTCCATACCACATCATTCCAACCATCTAATGAACTCAATGTGGTTTTTGTGTAAGTATTACCTGTGCCTCTATAGAATACATCTAAATCACCATGACCTATGGCTAACCGAGAGCTGTCAGAACTCCAGGCTAGGGCATGAGTTGTTGATGAGACTTGAGTAAATGTGTGATTAGTAAATGTGTTACTGGCAAATTCACCTATGGTTACTTCCTGACCTGAACCACTACCTTGTGCAACTGCTAGTAAGTTACCATCACCGCTCCAACGCACACGATTAACTCTTCGTATGTTTACGCTGATGTTAGCCGCAGGTGTATAGGTATTACCAGAAATCGTGTAGGTTTGAACTAGGTCATCATTAGTTCCATAGCCAATACTTATTAGACGATTAGCCATGACCTAGACTCCTAGGAGGTGAGTATGGCAGTGCCAAGGACACTGCCATGAGATTAATTCTAGCGGTAGTCAGCACGGCCGTTCCCTCAGTTGGGACGGCGATTACGCTAGACTTACAGTGACGTTATTGCTGACGAACTGTAGAGTATCGCCTGTTTCAATTAATTTAGCTGTGGTTAGATTACCGTAGAATAAGACATTATTGCTGCCTTCAGTATCACCATCTAAGATAGCGATAGCTGTGACTGTGCCCCATTCAGCTGTAGCCGCATCAAAAGTCACAGTAGCTGAATTGCTAGCTGATCCTGATGCCGCGTTGCCAAATGTCACTGCCTTGCGAGCGTAAGCTGTGCCTGATGTTGAAATCTCATCAGTTAATGTGCCTGCTTCTAAATTGCCTAAGGCATTGTTTTTGAACAAGCCAATGAATAAACCACTTGGTTGCGTAAAACTTGCATTACGCAAGGTGTGATCTAATACCTTGTTCTCTAAATAATTACTTGCTGCTGACATGGTTGTGTCTCCTGTTAAATTATTTCATAATCCAATACATATTCTGTAGGTTTTACTGTATTGAATCTGTCAATTAGATCCTGGTAATCACCAGCATCTGCTCGTTCATAAGTCAACTCGTGGTCAACCTGTGAAATTGTATATCCTAATTGCGCTGCTGATCCTAGGAATGGTGCTGGACTCTGCTCAGTTGTTAATTTTAATAATAGTGCCATCTCTGCTCCTACTGTGTTGGGAATGCCGCTGTGGGTGCGGTAAAATTGCCTGTGTATCTTGCCACACCATTGGTAAATCTAATATCGTCCATAAAGCCTGTGAAATAGTTAGCTGGGCTTGCTCCACCACCACTGCTAGGATGCACATAACTACTAATTGATAGATTACGTGTGGTTGATGGCGCACCAGTTAAGGTCTGTGTGGAACCAATCTGTGTGCCATCTTTAAACACACGCACATCACTTCCACTTCTGGTCACAGCTAGGTGTTGCCAGACGTTAATGGTTAGACTGGTTCCTGTGTTGTGCTCAACATTTAAACCTACGCCATCTAGGTCCATCTCGATCTTGATACTATTGCCAGTGTTGTGATATAGTAGAGCAATACCATTTGCGCCATATCCCATGAGTGTTGGGAAATCACTCAGAGTAGTTGGATATAACCAGGCTTCCCAGGTAAAGTCACCACTGGGCTGTAGGTCTGCTGTATATGTATATCCTAAATAGTCATTTCCATCAAATTTAAGACTGGTAGAATGCCATTTGGTCTGTGTGTTGCTGTAATCAACATCTTGATTGGTAGCTGGTGTGCG